GGCGAGATAGTCAAGCAACCGCTCTTTTTGATTGCTGACCATTGTGAGAATACCATCAGGCACCTGTCCCGATATTCCCGTAAGGACATCATGGCGGCAGATGGGGATGTGAAGGATAACGCAAGACCGATGGAGAAATACAAGGATTTCAATGACCTGTGCCGCTACCTGTGGATGAGTGACCCCAAGCATATTGAGAGGGATTTGGAAGTGCCGGAAGAAACGAGGAAGGTTTACTGATAGGGAGGTTGTATGAGCGACGGTAATGGTGAAATTCCGAAGGTCAAGACACCGGAACAGGAAGAAGCGGAGCGTATTGAGCAACATGAAGCCAAGAAGAAAGACTTTTTAGACAACCCCGACCGCTATATCTGCCTCCACGATATCATCGTTGCGGCTGTCAGGAGAGAGGGTTCTGTTGCCGTCATCATCAACCCTGCCAAGAGAAGCGAATTCTTGATGTCCAAGAGTGAGCTGGATTTCCGTATCCACGGCGTTCTGGCCGCTATGGAAATGGCAAGGATGCAGGCAGAGCAGGAAAAACATCGCATCGTGCCGGCGCGTGGGGCATTTGGTGGGCTAAGAAAGAAATGAGTAAGCGCATAAGGGAGATTTACAAGAAGGCAGGAGTAGCATCTCAAACTCCAAAGGGTAAAGGGATACATACCGAGGCATTCCATAAATGCGTCGTCAATTATCTTGCAAAGGGGTTTTCCTACGATGAGGCCGCACAAAGGTGCATGGGGGGTTTGGGGCACAACAAGGCTGTCAAGAAGAGCCATTGGAGGAAGAAATGAGGAAACGCCCCGACATTACCTTTCCTTTCAAGCGTGCCAATGTCTATGACTCGCGTGAAGATGCCAAGAAGGATTTGGAAGGCTCCGAAGAACGTATCAACAGGATTGCCGACGCACGGATGGCGGCGCAGAGATTAGCCAAGCGTATCAAAAAAGAGGCGGACTGGAAATAACACGAAGGGTTAACAATGGCTAAGGTGAAAGAAAAGACCCCATCGGATATATCCAAGAAAGACATCAAGCCCATCGAGATTGAGTTGGAAACGGACAAATTTGGCGAGGCAGAAGCCAAGAAGATTGTCCAGATGGTGATGACCGACAATGAGGCCGGTCGTAACCAGATGAAAGAGTGGGTTGCGCAGAAAAAACTCGACCTCATGCACTATTATTCCGCTCCGCCTTCTAAGATTGAGAGTATTGAAAAAGAGAATTGGCAATCTGACCGCAACCTGTCTATGGGCGCGGCCACAGCCGACATCTACCAGGCGACCCTGCTTGCCACCTGCTTCAACACGGACACCCTCTATTTCAAGGCAACGGAAATCAACGACATAGACAACAAGAACATGATCGAGAAGTTCACCAAGTGGGGGCTTTCCAATGAGTTCAACGCGCAACGCGAGGTAGATGATTTTATCCACAATCGGATTACGCAAGGGTTCTCGTGTTTCTATATCTACTGGAAGGTCTGGTATGAGTGGGTTGACCGGCGAATCCCCAAAAAGACAAAAGGGGGGGGGTTCCACTACGAGATAAAGACCGAGCGCGTCCGTTTTGAGAAGGGCCTCATCGAGAACATCGCGGATCTGGATGATGTAGTTATTCCCGAATACGGAAAGTCTATTCAAGACTTGCCGTTTTTCATTCATGTCATTCATAAGATGGGCGATGAGATTTTAGAGGACAGCGAGCATGGGTATTTCACGGACGTTGACGAGGAGTGGCTGGATAAACTGAAGGGCGCTTGCCTTGAGTATAAGCGTCAGGGATTGGGCAAGGAGAAGGCCGAAGAAATCAAAATGTCCGACATCACGGATGAGGACTTGCGGATATTTCCCGTCAGCCTACATCAATGGTATGGCAAATACAAGAAGAACGGAAAAACGGAAAAGTATCGTTTCATCGTTGAACCGCACACCAAGACCCTGTTGGCCGGCAAGCCCCTACGCAAGATAACGCGGACAGGCAAAATCCCCTATGTTGGTGGTGCCTTCATCCGCGTTCCAGGCAAGATACGGGGCCGTTCCTTAATGACCTTGATTGCCCCAATCCTGAACGCCTTTAACAATACCTACAACCAGAAGGCAGATTTTCAGTATGCCACAAATATCCCCTTTGGGTTCCACAAGGCGGATGAGGGTTACACACAGCAGACTTATAAACTTAAGCCCGGAACGTCTTACCCGACCGTTGATAATCCCAATGAGTCCGTTTACTTCCCGAATATCCAGCGTTCAATGGCCTGGGCTTACCAGGATATCGAGATGTTGATGATGGTTTTGGAGAAGTTGACGGGTGCGGCGGCTTATTTCCTGACCACGCAATCCAAATCATCCACGACAGCCACGAGGGACGCCATAGTCGAGGAAAAGGGCGAAACGAAGTTTTCATTGTGGGTCAATCGCACCATCGGGGATATCTCGGAAGCAATCACCATGTGGCTCAATATGTATCAGGATTGGGCACCGCCCAAGTTGGGCGACCGCGTGTTGGGCAAGAATGGCCGCAAGATGTTCAAGAACCTGTCCATTGAAACCTTAAGGGGCGGTTACGACGCCAATTTGTCCCCGGATATCATAGCGGGTTCCCGATCCCTTGAGAAGCAGACCGCCATGTGGATGATTGACAAATTGTCTCAAGGGGCCATCTGGACGGCTCCACAGGTCAATCCCAGGGGTAACTGGAACCTCTGGGCCGATGCCATGAAGGCAATGGGCAAACAGGACGTGGAACGTTATCTCGGTCCTGAGCCGAAGATTGAGAACGAAGGAGGGGATGACGTTGATGAGGAATGGATAAAGTTCACGCAAGGAGAAGTCGTTGAAGTAACGCCCGGTGAGAACATCATGGCTCATTTGACGGGCCACATGAAACAGAAAGAGGAGAAGTATTTCGAGCTTGACCCGGAATACCGCCAGAACTTTGACGACCATATCTTCAAGACGATTGCCACTTTCAGGCAGTTGATTGCCCAGCAACAGGAAGCTCAAATCGCCAATGCTTTGGCTATGCGGATGGTGGCCGACAAGGAAGCCGGGATAAGGGAGCCCAACTTAAAATGACGGAACGCGGCGTGAATGTGGATGATTGGCTTCAAGAGTTGGACGGGATTATCAATCTCATCAAATCCCCCGGATGGAATGGTTTCGTCAAGGTTCTAAAGAAGCACAAACAATTCCTGCAAGGCCAGGTCAATCTTGCCGTTGACAAAGGCGACATCATGGCCGCTACAAAATCACGGGCGAAGATGGAGGACGTGGATAAAATCTTGAGCCTGTTCCAAGATAGATTTAATGAACTTAATAAACAAAAGGAGGAACAAGATGGCGGATAAGAAGAAAAAGGGTCCTGTTTATATTCCGGTGAATATAAAGCTTTCCAAAGAGCAATATCTGGAGAAGCGGCGCAAGGAAAAAGAAAAGGAAGCGCGTTTGAAGGCGTTGGCCGCAGATATTGACAAGGAACAGGCCGAAGAGCCGCAGGTGGAAACAGAGAAGCCGCAGGCGGAAACAGAGGAAAAAAAGAAAGCAGGGCGCCCCAAGAAAATCGAGAAATAGGGGCTGAAGGATATACGGGTTCTTAGTTACCACAAAACTATGGTTTAGGTCTTCTCGGTTCGCCTGAATGAACCGTGAAAAGTTTCTCGGTTTTCTGAAAACCGTGAAGGGAGAGACATGGAAAAGAAAACGCCGGAACAAATCGCGCAGGAAAAGATGGACCAGATTAAAAAGGATAAAGAGGCAAAGGCGGCGGCTCAGGTCAAGAAAGAAGACTCAAAGGCTGAGCAGGCGAAAGCGGAGCCTCAGCGTCAGACTCCGCCGGAGGATGATGCATTGGCAAAGGCCGAAGAGCAGAAGAAGGCTGAAGATGCTCTTATCGCCAAAAAGGACGAAGACCTGACGGATGAGGAAAAGACGCGCAAGACCGAAATCCTCAAGGCACGGGATAAGTCGAAAGAGGATAAGGTTGAAAAGCGGAAGGCCGAAATCCAAAAGGAAATCGATGACCTCATTGCCAAGAAAAAGTCCTTAGAAACTGATGTCCAGGAACGGGAGAAATTGGTCAAGGAGATAGAGGACCTACGGAGGCAGAAGGAAGAAATCGCAAAAAAGGAGCCTCCCGTTGATGAGGCCGCAGTAGCGAAGGAGGCCGAAGTCAAACGTATCTCCGCATATCTGGCAGAGGATAAGGCCAAACCTTTAGCCGAACGCCGGGAAATGACCAAAGAAGAACTCGAAACTTGGCTTATGGAGGATTACGCGGCGGCCCAGGAATGGATAGCCGAACGCGCCGTCCGCAGGGCTAGGGAGCGCGATGGGTTCCAGAAAGAACAGTCCGATAAAAAGCGCTTCAAGGAGTTTCAGGAGAAACAATCCGAGAGCGCACGCAGGACGGAGGCAAGGCACCCTGAACTAAATCCACAGAAACGCATGGATGAACTCAAGGCGCAGGGAAAGACGGTTCAGGAGATACATTCAATCCTGATGGAAGAAAACGTCAAATACCGGCTGGCTAATGAAATCATCACAGAGCATCCTGATTGGCTGAGCTATGTAGATGGGCCGGACAGGGTAGTCGCTGAGATGGAAAAACGGCTGGCTAAGGTTGAACCTCCGAAGAAGAAGGAAGACGAACAGGGGGAAACCCAGGAAGAGAAAGACGCGAGAATCAGGGAAGAAGCGGCTGAGGCCGAACGACAGAGACAGGCTGGAATTGATACAGGTCTTGTCTCGTCAGGTGGCCGAAGCACGCCAGCCAAAGAAGGGAAGAAGTCGGAGGCTGAGTTAATGCAGGAAGCAATCGCTCGCAAGAAGGGTATCTCCCTTGAACGCCTAAAGGAACTAAAGGAACGAAGAGACAAAATACCAGGACTGGCGGCAACGGAAGCAAAGTAGGGGTAGAAAATGTCGGGTCGTATTACAGAAGACGAACAGAGTTGGTATATCTGCGGTCAATGTAATACGAAGATTTTCTATCTCAAGACCGAGCCTCCGGTTGTCCCCTGTCCTGAATGCGGCTGGCAACATAAGGCAAGAAAGAAATACAAGTTGCCACGCCACATCAAGTTGGACTTGAACAACTATTAGGAGGCTCTTATGAAAACGTCTGTTTATCAAGCGGCAGGGTTTTTTCTCCTGAGCGAGCTTGACTCAAGCGGCCTGCGTCCGTATCTGGCCGCCGCAGTCAATATTGCCAAAGGTGATGCCCTGCACGATGACGGAAATGGAAAGGCGACGAACGCCACTACGGCGTTTGCGGCTACGTTCTTAGGCATCGCGGCGGAGCCGTGCGACAACTCGTCAGATGCTTCGCTCACCGTTCGTGTTATTCCCCCGCTACCGCAATACTCGTTCTGTGTGCCGGTTAAACAGAATGCCGTGATTTCACAGACGGCCGTTGGGACCATCGTCGATCTCGAAGAAGTCAACAACATCGATATCAACGATACTTCTATTGCGGCGGGGCCGGGTTTCTTCATCGATGCAATCGATATATCGACGGAAGCAATCGCGGCAAATACGTATGGTTACGCAATCGGCCACTTTGCTTATGTCAGTTAAAAAGTGGTCAGTGTTCTTTAACTCAGGAGGTTAACAATGGCACTTACAAGAGCACAGGTTGCTCAACTATACACGCCGATTTATGACGAGTTCATGTTGGCGACCTACGCGGAAGAGACACAGGTCCATCCTCAAATCTTCAAAGTCATTGACGACCCTACCAAAGAGTATAAGGTCGATGGCTTGAGCGGTTTGGGCGAGTGGGAAGATGCAGAAGAGGGTGAGGGCGGCGGATACGAGGACCCGGTCCTTGATTATCCTAAGACCTACACTCAGGCGAAAAAATGGAAGAAATTCCAGGTTTCGTTTGAGGCGGTCGATCAGGATGAATATGCTCTTCTCAAAAAGGAAGATGACGCGCATGCTATGGGGCGCGGGAGCAGGGCGAAGGTTGAAAAATCCTGCGCCGCTATTCTCTATGGCGGTTTTGATACGGATGGCCCGGATGGGCAGAAATTATGGGATTCCGACCACCCGAAGAACCGCGAAGAGACAGGCACGACCTACGATAACCTTCTGTCAGGGGCGTTTTCGCACGACAATCTCGAAGCGGCAGAAACCGAGATTGCGGCGAATTTCTTTGACTTGAAGGGTATCCCAATCGAAATGATTGAAAACCCGCTCTTGGTTCATGGAACCGCGTTGCGCGGTGCTGTGGCGAGGGTATTGTCCGAAAGGGCAAATGAGCGGCCAGGAACGACGAACCGCGACATCAACCGTTTTGCTGGTAAATACACGCCGATTGAATGGCGGTATTTGGATGCCCAGCTTGGCGGGTCTGATACGGCGTGGTTCATCATCTTCAAAGAACTGGGTATGCTCAAGGTAATTTGGAGTGCGCGACCGCACTTCACAGCCTGGATCGATGATGATAACGAGTTCTACAAGTTCAAGGGGCGTATGCTCCTTGACTGCGGTGTCGATAACTGGCGCTGTGGGTTCGCTTCGACGGGTCTATAAATCAACGGGAGGGTTACGGGGTAGTTTTCGTAATCGCCCCGTAACCTCAAAGGAGGCAAAAATGAAAAGACTTATGCTTTGCCTGCTTGTCCTGTTGGTTGCTTGTGTGTTTTCGGGTCCTGCACAGGCGACGGAGGGCGATGAATTCACGACTAACTCATGGGCTATCAATTCGAGCGGCAATCTTCTGCCATCGAGTAGCAATGCCTATGGTGTTGGTAGTTCCTCGCGTTATCCGTCCAAGACCTACGGTGGGCAGTTGATCCAAAAGACAATCAGCACATTAGGGACAAATGTGTCCGCCCCGGACGTTAGCGGCTCCAATGTTTTCATAACGTCTGCAAATTCACAATACATAGCGATACCCGACCTTCTTAATGCTGAAGCCGGGCAGATTGTGATTTTGATTGGCGGCTCAAGCACTAATCCGACTTTTGTGGCAGATAGCGGCAATTTCAACTTGAGTGCCGAGATGTCGCTTAATACGGATGATGTGTTGATATTGTTGGTTCGAGCCGATAATGATTATGTGGAAATCGGCAGAGTGAACAACTAAAGCGAAAAAGGGCCGGGGGCCAAAAGCTCCCGGCCCTTTGCGCAAGGGAGAGCGCAATGAAAAAGTTGATTGTTTTATTCGGCATCCTTATTGCCTTTTCCGTTTGCGGCTCTTGCTTTGCGACTGAGGCTGTCCAAGAGCGCGACCGGAACCATGAGGTCAGGGGATGGCACGTCAAGGCGGTTGATGACGACATTGATTTAGCGGCTGAATTGGTTACGGAACTCGACACGACTTACGCTCAATTGGCGGCTGAGGATTATATCACGGCTGTCAGCGCGTCAACGGCGGATACGACCCAAACGCTTACCATTGAGGCCATTGATACCAAAGGCAAGCAAATTGACGTTTCTTTAGCCCTTAATGGGACCTCCCTTGTCGGAAATTCCATTAAACTTCGCTATATAGACCAAGTCGAATTGGATAAGGAGTGCGCTGGAACTGTCAGCCTTAGCCGTATGACAGGGACTACGTTTATCACGTCTGTTCCCATCGGTCAATTGAAGGCGCAGATGGCGCAACACTTTAACGGGGAAAAAGACAGTTATATTACCATGTGGCGGCCTGCCGTTACAAGCACGGACGGAATTGTCCATTTTGAACTTCGTTGGTATCCCGATGACGCTGATTGCCTGGATGCAACGGACGGATATATCGTTTTGGACGATGCCGATATGACAAACGTGTGTGATAACTGGGATTTGTCTTTTGAACAGCCCATCCGTTGTCTTGCCGGTGGCTGGTTGGCTGGCATGGCGCGTGGAGTTGGAACGTCGGATGTGGATGTCTCGCTGGCTATTCAAGGCTATGACGTTCTTCAATAAGGGGGCTGTATGGGTAAATCGAAGTTCTTAAAGCCTGATATCACGACTTCGCAAGCATTGACGGCGGCGGCATTGAGTTATACGACGACCATTGCGCGAGCCTTCAAGTTGGATCAGATTAACTTCCATGCTTCCGAAGCCATTACAGAGGACATCACTATCACTTTGGATGCGAAGGGTGGGGCTAATTATGACGTTGTTCTGCGTCGTATCAGCCTTGTCGCGGAGCAGGATGCTGTCTATAAGCCCGACTTTGAAGCCAATTACCAGGCAGGGGATGAGATAAAAGTCCAATGCACCAAAGCCAACTCGACAGGCACGATATATTGCACCATCAAAACAAGCGAGGTGTAACGTGGCAAAAGACCCTATCGAACAAGAAATGAAAGACATCCCCTTAGAGCTTCGGCAACTCCGGCTTGATAAATCGAGGGCAGAAAAAGCAGTCAGGGATGCCTTTGCTTTGAAGATACGCTACCTGGAAGAAGCGGGAGAGGTTAACAAGGAACTTGCCAAAGCAAAGGAAAAGTTGGCGGCTATCCGTAAGGAATATGCGGCTTTGAGTGGGGAAATCAAGACGGAACTTGCCAAAATCCGAGAGAAGAAAGCCGACAATGAAAATGCTTCTTTACGTATCCAAGCCCAAATCGACCAGATTGAGGCAAGGGAGCAGGATTGCATCAAGGCTCAAGCAAAAACCAAGGAAGATGATGAGCGCAACAAGGCTAAGGCCCAATCATTGACTGAGCGAGAAGTCAAATTGTCAATCCGCGAGGACAGTTTGACCAAAGATGAACACGCCTTCGCCGAAAAGACGGGGTGCATTGACGAGGTCCAGGCAGACAGAGAGAAAGTTTTAGATAGGCGTGAACAGGAATTGGACGGCAAGTTTGAGCGCGTCAAGTCTGCCGTCGCCGAATTGGATAAGCGGATGGAAGCCCAAAGCATCAAGGATGCTGAAATTACCAAGCGTGAGAATGATGTGCGTCTGCGCGAAGGTATCCTTGCCAAAGGTGAGTTCGACAATGAAATTGACCGCAAGGCATTAAGCACCCAACAGGATAATATTGATAGGCGAAACGGTATTCTTGATGAGCGCGAGAACGCATTGGATAACAGGGAGAAAGAAATCCATCTGCGGGAATTGCGTTTCAAGAAACTCATCAAAGACAAGAATATGGAAAAGGAATTGGCCGATTTGGAGAAATCCCTGAAGCCATGAAGAGACTCTATGTAGTTTTGCTTGCGGTAATGGCTATCGGTGCCGTTGCTTGGGCCGATAGCACTTACATCGAAGGACGCAAAGCCGAGATAACAGAGATCCAGGAATTTGGGGGATTGGCAACGGCCCCGTCCGTATCTCCTTCCGGTGATGCTCGTGTTTATTATGACAGCACGGATGACAAAATTTATGCCTCCAAGAACGGCGCGGCCTATGCCGAGATGGGGGGGAGTTCTGTTTCCGATACCGCTTACGATGCCACCTCTTGGAATGGCGTCACCACCATTGCCCCTTCCAAAAATGCCGTTAGGGATAAGATTGAAAGTTTGGCAGGCGGCCATGATGCCGTTACCCTAACTCCCGCCGCAGACGTTATCCTGGAACTTTCCACGCAGGAAATCGGCCTCGATGCCCAATTAGCAAATTATGTCTTGGCCGGCGTATCATCCGGTCCCGCCGTTGTGCCTACATTCCGCGCCTTAGTTGATGCCGATATTCCAGACGATATTACTATCACCGAAGCCGATACCTTGGACTCCGTATGCACAAGAGGTTCCACATACGCCAACACTGCCGACTCGACCACCGCTTTCCAGATACTCGACAATGATGAGGGTATTCCCATCCTAAACATAGACACCACCAACGAGAGGGTGTCTATTGGTATGGATGCTCCCACCGCGACCCTCCACGTCCGGAACATAGAAGATAATGCCAATGTTACGATTTTTAATTTGGAGGGGAAGCGTCCTACCCCTACAAACAACGATACGATATATATTTATTACACCTTGAATAATGATAACTCTGACTCGTTTGAGTATGCGAGGACGACCATCATCGCGGAAGATATTACTGATGGGGAGGAAGAGGGAGCTTTGTTGTTCGAGATAGCAAGGGGTGGCTCGCTGGAAACGGCTCTGAAGATGAGCGCAAAGGAGATAGTCCTGAATGAACCTGGGGCCGATAGGGATTTCAGAGTTGAGGCGTCCGGAGTGGCGGACGCTATCTCTATTGATGGTGCGACTGGGGCGGTATCCCTGGGGGCGTTGACGGCTGGATTTGTCCAGTCGGATGCTGACGGGTTATTGTCGGTGACCAACCTGGTAGGAGATGTGTCCAGCACAGGAAATACTACTGACCTTGACGAGTCCATCCTTCTTGTAGGCGGCTCCGATACTATCTTCCCGGCTGACCCCGATGCCGATGGATTTTTGAAATGGGACGATGGAGCAGGGGCATTGACTTGGGACTCGGGGGGCGCAGGCGCGACCGCCTATGACGATATAGGCGACCCCGACGCCGCTACCACGATCGCTTTCGATGATGGAGAATATATCTCTTACGAGTCGGCAGAGGATACGGGCGTGGTTCTTTACCTGAAAAGCACGGACGTTGATTTAGCCGGAGATACCACGTTGCTCTATCTTGGATTTCAACAGGCGACCGACGCCAATCAGATATATTTACAATGTAAGAACAATTTGGCAGACATTCCCGCCGTCGTGTTCCAGATAGGGCAGGATGGCAACACTACCATAGCCGGGACGCTGGAAGTTACCGGAGCCATCACGGGCAACCTGACCGGTAACGCCGATACTGTTACCACCAACGCCAACCTCACTGGAGATGTTACCAGTGTGGGTAATGCGACCGACATCACCGAGTCCGTCCTGGAGGATGGCGGGACGGATGAGTTGGCGATTACAGCTGGGATGATGAATACAGGCACAGGTGCCTCATCTGCAACGTATTGGCGAGGGGATAATACTTGGGTTGGTTTTTATTATGAGAAAGGGTTCGTCCTTGAGACCCCTACCACCGCTGACGTAGATGTTCCCTTCTGGAACCCCAACCACGCTATCACAATAACGGACTGCTATTGCCAAACGCAGGGCGGCACTTCGGCGACGATTGTTGTGGGCGATGGAACGAATGAGTTGGAGGCAATCGTTTGTGATGCTGATGGGCAAGCGGATGATGGCTCTATCGCCAACGGAACCTTCACAGCAAACGAGCGTATGCAGTTTGACGTAACGGCACAGGTGGGTGACCCAGATTGGGTAGCGTTCACAATCGTTTACACAATAGACCCTGATTAAGGAGGTATCATGACCCGCTTTATCCTCTCTCTGCTTTTGGTGCTGGGAATGGCAACGTCGGTGTTCGCTGATGTGAAAGGTAAGATTGTCTTTCAGGACATAGACGACAAGGGTGCTATCCGCGTCTGGACGACCTACTCCGTGGATGGTGTTGATGTTGAAAGCCGCTATCCGAATAAGGTGAATGGTCGGCCTGTCTTTGTGTCCGGCAGATATTCAGCACGCCAATTTGAGGGCATGACCGAACAGGAGATTTTGGAGCGCATGGATGCGGACGTCAAGGCGCACGATGAGAACCTGATTAGGCAAACTTACGACATGAACGCCGAAAAGACGCTCAACGAGGAACAGATTGAATATAACAGGAAGGCGAACGAAGCATTTGTCCTTGATAAGCTGCAGAGTCTTGTTGGCCGCACGGTATCTGCCGACTCTACCGTTGTCCGAATGGACACCGACGCCAACGGCATAGCGGACAAGGAATTGACGATAAAGATGGACGGCTCGAAAACGGAGAAAGCCATTGCGGAAATTGCTGTTATTCCTACTCCTTAACCTGGCGGTTTGCTCGACGG